GTCTCGTACACCTCTCACTTCATTTGTATACCAGGAACCCAGAAAGGTTTGAGCAACACTCGCCTGGAAGAGTTTAATCACTGTCGATTATGTCCCATCTATTAGTTTTAAGCTACGGTAATGACTCCGCAGCAGGTCCCATATGTATTCTACCTGAGTAGCCTCATATAGGCTAGGTCCGAGTTACCAGACCCCTACCTCTAACATTCGTACAGGTTCTCCGGCACTAACCAATGCCTTCTTAATCGATACGTATTTTCAACGATCTCTCTCCAACTCGATTCTAACTCATTCCCCTCCAGCATCTCTTCTGTACAGCTCGTCGCCGCGCCGATCGAATAGGGCCCCTGCTAACAAGCGCAGGATTGGTTCTCCTTTCGGAATATGCGATAAATTCGCCCAAGTCAGTGTCATATTACGTACACCTTCCCATCGCACACGATCGTTAAACGCAGCAATTGCGACTGAACATAGATACACACAATCCATGAGAGTTCACATCCACGAGCGCCGTCAGCACATCCATGCAAGGCACTTACCCAATTTTCTAGTGGTTAGGGTCATCACCAAGGCCTGCAGCCCACGCTAATAAAGGGCAACGGAACATCCGAACTCAGGATAGTTGATGCCCGACTCCGCGGCGAAGTCGCAAAAAAGCGTCCAAGCGTCGAAATCGGAACACATCTCCTTCTCATCCTTATTCGTCTGATCCTTCCACTTCTGTCCTCTCAAACTCAGCGTGGTCCATTTATCCAACTTTTCTTCAATCTCAGGGCCTTTGGGGAAAATTGCGCGTATACGGGTGGCTCGGTACGCATCAAAGCAATCATCATCCTCAAAGGAGGTCGTCAACCGTCGAAGCAACGAAGACGTAGGCATGTCCTGTCGAAGTTGTCCATTCGGATCGCTAGGAACGACTCTCCGGAAGTATCGCTGTAAATACAACAACCAACCTTCTTGCCGCTCATCTCGAGCCAAATCACACATCGGACCCCAGGGGAGCTTATGAAGCCGCTCTCGGAGCCAACGATTGTGATCTTCGTACAAACTAACTGCCTTGTCTCGGAGCTTATGGTGCCCTCGGACAAGCTCGGCAACGATCTTGGGCGCATTCGACACTCGATGCACCCAGCTAGGCACGGTATGATCCCGCGTGTCCAGACCTGTTCGTTCCAAGCTGTAGTCTACTGAACAGTCGTTTTTCTTCCTATTTGTAATTAAACCAAAGTTAACGAAAGGTACATGGCGAACGTCCGCAAGATAGCAGGCGTCTACCGTCCCAATCGCCGCCGGATCATCGGCGTTACGAATGCAAGTACGGTAAAGTGCCGAATTGATCTGTAAGATCCGCTCGGACACCAGGTTCTTGCCTTGACTAAGTTCAAAACCAAAATCCGCTGCCTCCTGTTTCCAGATATCGTAGAACGAATCATCCGGAGTCAAGAAGAGGATGTCATCGCCATTAATGCGCACCGGGGGCAGCTCATCGAAATCGACGTCCCGCCCCTTATAGCGCTCAACGGCCATCCAATAGCAGCAGAGATTTGCAAGGCAGAGCAACGGAAAGCTCAGGACATTACCCATCAGCTGACCATTTCGCTGACAGATATTATCCGGTAATTGACGACGCCAAGCGATTCTAAAAGCGTCTCCACGCTTCCGAGTCGCCTCCGTGTATAAACGATCGGTCTCACAGACCCAATCGGCGGCCGGGGGCATAACGCCATCATAGCGTATCTCACCACCCGTCAACGATTTTTGAATTCTATTGTATAGTTCTGAATGTTGTTTCTTTAAACCACCGAAGAGGAGCTCGGCAAGTGTCGACGAAACGGAACCCTTGAGGTTGTCCGTTGCCGCCGTATAATCGCCAGAGACAAATCGACTGCCAGATTGCCATTGGCAGCTTAGCGCAAACTCTCGAATAGACTCATCCGACACAGTTTCACCCGTGTACAAGAAGATCTTCGAGGGATGTTCGGCCAGCTTGCGCCAGAGCCGGTTCTGAAGAACCTGCAGGGGCGCATACTGGAGAGCCCGGGGTTTGGTTATAACCCGGACCTTCATTGGCTCAAGGATGCAAGCCGGGATAGCAAGCGAGGTCTCCCGACTGTAATCATGACCGAACATGGCCAAATCGTGATCAGACACGACATATGTACGGACCTCACGCGGAGCAGTGAATCGCGTGCGGTCTTCGACAAATCCAACCAGAGTACTACTTTGGCACAGGCTCACATGTGCATACTGCTGGTAGGGTTCCATAGAGCAGGAATCGGCGAACTGGCTTCTGACCCACCGTGTAAAGGCGAATCCAACAGAACCATTCGACGCAAAGTTGCTTTCGACGGAGGCCTTAGAGCTCACGGAGGTAACCTCGATGTCAGCTTGACAGACATTGCCCAACCCAAGGGCTACAATGGCCTTTCGGCCAATGTGCTCCAGGTAGGCACGTCCCGCCACCGCCGACGGCTGATAACCATCCGGAAAGAGCTCATCCTCAACGTCGCCGCTAACCACGCGCCGGTTACGATAGACACCATCTTTCGTCAGTGACGCAGCATGACCGCGCAACTGCATTGAAACAGCGTCCAACCGAACCGGTAGCAACCCCTTCTTGAAACCTTGAAAGATCGTATAGATCTTCGTGTCGATCGAGGCTCTTCGCGCTGAATCGGCACCGCGCCAGCGCCCAATGGCGCACCGTACTTCAGACGGTAAGAAGGATAAACCAGGTATTCCGACCTTAAACGGCGGATGCTCTAACCTGTAGTGTTTTGTAAAGATCAAATTAGTTACGTATTTCCACGTCTTGATAAGCTTTCCTTGTAGGGAAAGGTACTCCAGCTTACGCATGAAGAGAGAAGAGCTTTCGCTCGAAACCTCAATCCCCAGCACCCACCAGAGCTCAGACGCACGTTGCCAATGATCTTCCACTTCCTTTCTAAGATTTTCACAAGTCGTCACCGACCTGGACTCAAAAAGGTTCACCCCCCTCCGGCGCACATGCCAACTCGCTAGGCTAAGTTCTTGCCCAGCAGCACATACGAGATCGAAAAAGGTAGGATTTTCGTCATACTTCCATTCTAGATTTAAAGACACGCCCTCGAGCGCGAGTCGATTTTGAATCTTGAAGATAGCTGACGGACAAGAATCGCCCAGTTGATATCTCAACCGTTCGGACTGCGATCCTGCAGGCCCAACACAAACAGCTTGACGAAGCAGCTGCCCAATTGCTGCTTCGAAAAGCTCGTCGCCGGGAGGCGACAGCTCACGTTGGTAGTGCTTTTCTGTTGGTTCCATTACAACAGGGAGGTACA